GCGCCGTTCTCGCGCAGACGCTTGTGCATCTGCTCCATCGTGCGCCGGACTCCGGGCTGCTCGCCGCTCACTTGCTCGCCTTGGAGCTGCGGGCCGCGGGGGCCTCGGGGGCGGCGGCGGCTTGCACCTGCTCCAGCGCCTCCAGCGCGGCGCGGTAACGAGCGCCGCCAACGGGCTCCGTGCGGTCTGCGCGGGCCTGCGCTTCGTCGATGAGCGCGGGCAGCAGATCGGGATCCATCGGCTGCACCAGGCCCCGCGCCACGAGATCGTCGAGGAACTCGTGGTAGGAGGCCTCGTCAACCTTGAGGATCGTGCGGTTGCCGATCTGCTTGGGGACTTCCCAGCGGGCCAGGTGCACCGGCCCGCGGCTACCGTCGTAGACGCGGATATACTCCGCGGGATCGACCCTCACCGGGTACCAGCCCCGGCGCCCGATGGCGTCCGCCTCAGCGTAGGCGGTGCCGCCGTCCTTATCCACGCCACCCACGCCAGGATCCGAGCGGATCTGGCCCAGGATCGGGCGGATCCTGCCGCCCACCAGGCCCCAGCGGGCGGGGTGATGCTTGAGGGTGAAGTACGGGCGCGGCGCCAGGTTGAGCTTGGGGGCCGCGGGGCCTCCGCGCTGCGGGATGGAGCCCTGGAAGTCGATCGGCATGTGGTCCTCGCTGCCGTTGGGGGAAGGGGAGGTGGGGCCGGTAGGCGAGGACCAGCCTGGAGCCGGCCCCGCCTCCCGGGAGACTATCGGTCGGTGATGATCGACACGCCGCGGCCATCTTCGATGATGGCGACGCCGACGAAGTAGTTACCGACGATCTTGGTGAGCGCCCCGGCGGCGTCGCGCTCGAACTCCACCGAGATCGGGCCGGTGGCCTGGATCACGCCGTTGTGGCCGGGGACCACGCTGACGCTCATCTCGCGGTAGCCGATGGCGCCGCGACCGAACATGCCGCCCGCGGAGTCGGCGCCAGCGTTGGCGGTGGGGACGTGGCTGGACGCGAAGATCTCGACGCCGTTGAACATGCCCTGGAAGCCGGGGCCCTTGATGTTGAGCATCTCCTGAGTCGCGGGCATGAACTGGAGCGCGCCAGCCTCAGCGCGGATCGAGTTCTGCAGGTCGGTGAGCTGCACCGGGTAGAGCATCGCCAGGTAGGGGCCGGGGACGCTGGACTGGGTGAGCGCGAACTGAGCGTCGAAGAAGTCATCCACGGTCATGTCGGCGCCCGAGGTGCCGACGGTGGCGGTGAAGTCGTCCGCGACGTTGGCCACCATCTCGGTGAACCGCATGGAGGCGGATCCGACCATCGACTGCGCCAGGCGCTCGGCGGTGAGGCCCACGGAGTCGGTGGAGTTGGCCAGATCGCTGATCTGATACTGGAGGGCCTGCCGGGCCACGGTGATGGCGGGGCTGGCGTCGGTGAGGGCGGTGTTGGAGGTGCTCGCGTTCTCCGCGACGCTGGCCATCAGGTCGTAGCCGTCGAGGCCCGCCAGGGGCACGTCGAAGACGGTGGAGCCGGAGCCCCGGGCGTCGCCGTAGAAGGTGATCGCGGGGTTGCGCCAGAGGGAGGCGCGGTCAGCCAGGAGCAGGCCCAGCTCGCCAGCCAGGATGGTCGCGTAGCGGAGGTCGCCCAGGCCAGAATAGTAAATCTCGTTAGCCATGTGTCAGCTCGTGTCAGCAGGTTGGAAGGGGGAGGGTGCGTCTGTCCCTTCCGCTGTTGACGGGTGCGACCCTGGGACGGCTACAGGGGACGGTAGCGCCCGGGATCCGGGCTGTCAAGATTGTTCAACGTCGCGCAGGATCCTGTTCGCCCACGCTCGCCCGGGGTCGCCTCCCCACATCAACCACGCCTGATAGCCCTTGGAGTCGCGGCCCCAGCCCTCGCCCTCCTTGTCCACGGCGTGCCGGGCGAAGTAGCTGCGCATGCGCCGCAGCGTCTCCAACGACACCGGGCGACGGTTGGCGAGCTGAGACGCGCGGGCCAGCCCGACGGGCGTGCCGGCCCGGTTGCTCGGGGGCTGCTCCGCGCGGAGCTCCAGGCCCCGGCGGGCAGCGCGGGCGACTTCAACGGGCGGGCGCCAGGTGGGCATCGTCTACCCGTTCCCGTAGCGCGTGGAGTTCAGGATCTGCTCACGGTGCTGGCGGTACCAGTTCACGTCGCCCGCCTTCTGCGCGATCGTCTGGTTGCCCCAGGCGGCAGGCTGGGCGCCGTTGACCGGGGCGTCCCCAGCCCTGTCGCTCGGGGGCGGCGCGGCGGCGGCGGTGGCCTCGGGGGCGGCGGCGGGCGTCGAGGGCGCCGGGGCGGCGGTGGCCTCGGGGGCGGCGGCGGGCGTCGAGGGCGTCGCGGCGGCGGGCGTCGAGGGCAGCACCCGGGCCCAGATCCCCTCGCGGGCCTCAGCCCCGGCGGCTACCCAGGCGTCGAAGGTGGGCCGCTCGCCCTCGGGGATCCTGTCATACCTGTAGCGCAGATAGTCGGCGTCGTCGGCGTCGGTGACTCCGATGCGCGCCAGGCTGACGGTCTGCGCGGCCTCGGCGCTCGTGCGGGCCAGGTCGGCTTCCAGGGACGCCACCCGCTGGGCCAGCGCCTCAGCCTGGCCAGCGCTGGCTCGGAGCTGCTCCAGCTCGGCGGTCGCGGCCTTGAGTTGATCGTTCACGGTCTTGAAGCGATCGTAGGGAACGCTCTGGGGGTTGTCAGTGCTCATGTAGTCCTCGGGTGAGCGGTTAACGGGTCAGGTTGAGGTCGATGCGCTGGCGCCGGATGGCCTCCAGCCGGATCTCGGCGGTGCGCTCGTCGACGCCGTGGAGCTGAGCATAGGCGCGGACGGGCGAGATGAGGCCCCTGTCCAGCAGCGCCAGCACGTGCTCGCGCTCCTCTCGGATCTCCTGGGGGCTGCGGGGGACGGCCTGGTAGGCGAGCCGGTAGCCATCCTCGGGGAGCCCGGCGCCCGTCGAGCGGTTGAGGATCGCGGCGGTCTTGCTCACCAGCTCCTCATCGGCGCGCCTGAACACGGGCTCCATCCGCTGCTGGGCGTCCCGCTTGCCCTGGTTGGTGAGCGCGATGGCGTAGCCGCTGCGGGCGGTGCCCCCGAGGCGCTGAACGTCGGACGGCGACACGTCAGCGAACTCGGCCACGCGGGCCTCGAACTGCGACAGCGCCTCCGCGAGCTCGCCCACTTCGGCGGCGGGGCCCCATTGCCCGATCACAGCCTGGGTGGCGGTGTCGCCGCCGTCGTGCTCGAGGAGCAGCACCGTCGCCGGATCCGCGATGACCTCGTGCCGCTTAGCCGTCGAGCTGTCCACGGCCCGCGCGCCCCGAGGGACGACGCCAGCCATGTAGCGCTGGGGCCAGCTCGCGGAGCGGAGGCAGTGGAACCAGAAAGACCAGCCGACGGCGGCGTTTAGGGATCCCTCCACCACTTCGATCCCCTCGTAGGGATCCCAGAGCCGATCGCCGTTCATCGCGGCATGGTAGAGCACGCCCGGGATGAACGGGCGCCCGTCGCTGTAGCGGTAAGGGTAGGCGTCGCCGCTCAGGGGCTCCCCGAGGTACAGCGGCGACAGATCCTCCCCGAGCCCGTCAGGGGCCCCGGGGTTGACCGCGCGCACCTCGTAGCGGGGCATCTCAGGATCCGAGATATCGAGCAGCACCCAACACCAGCCGTCCCTCTTTAGCCGCGCCTCCATCACCCGCACCGGCTTGTCGGGGTTGCTGGGATCCGAGTAGGCCAGCATCAGATCGGGCGAGATCGGGCGGTAGGTGATGGCGCCGGCCTCGTCGATCTCGATGCGCAGGAAGTGCTCGCGGAGCGCGATCACGCGGGCCTGGAAGCGCTGCATGAGCGGCCAGAGCCCGGCCTCGTAGATCGTCCGGTCCATCCGCTGAGCCGCTACGGCATCCGGGTGAGACAGCGACGGCGGGCGGTCATACGTCGCCGCGAGCTGGCGGCTGATGCTCTTGAACACGTTGGAGCTCGCGTCCAGCTTCCCCAGCGCTGCGGCCCGGGTGTGTCCCAGGTGAGCGCGCAGGTTCTCTTCGAGGTCGGCCATCCACCGGCCTTCGATCATCCGACGGCGCAGCCGGGTGTGCTCCCAGCGGGCCGCGTCGGCGCTGTGAGGTGGGATCGGCGGGGTCGCGTCGCTGTAGTCGTTCATCGTGTCCTGAGCCTCATCTGGGCCATCGGCCGGCGGTCAATTAGCCCAATTGTCCCATACCGCATCGCGTCGATGGCGTCTTTGTGTTCCTCGCCCCCGGTCCACTTGTCGAGGCACTCCGCGACGTGGGTGCAGCTGTCGGACACCTTGAAGTTGCCCTGAACCTGCAGCCAGTGGATCTGGGTACAGCCGTAGTCCACGGATCCGGGCGGCTTCCAGGGGACCAAGATCTTGCCGGGGAAGACGCCTTTAGGGCAGGCGTCGGGCATCTTGACGAACTGCCGCATGAGGATCTCATTCGTCTTGCGCCCGATCGCCTTTTTCTGGGATCCGGGGTGCGCGCGGTCGCCATACCACACGTCAACGTTCTCCAGCTTCAACCCGTTGCGCTGGAGCATCGCCCAGATGCCGCGGGCGTCCTGCTGTGGAGCGGTGTCGCCGCCGGCTACGTACTCGTCAAGCACCCAGACGCGGGCCTCGCTCTTGTGACCGACAGCCGCCACCAGCACGGCCACTTGGCGGAAGATCCCCACGCCGTGGTCGATGCCGATCCCGATCCGCACGTCCTTCCCGAACCGGCGCATGTCCTGCCACAGCTCCGCAGCGGGGCGCAGCATGGTGTCGCGCGACCACTGCTCAAACACGGATCCCTCAGCGGGGCCCTCCCACTCCCCATCGAGCCGCATCGGGCGCTGACTCGGGGGCGTCATGATCCTGAACCGCTCGATCTCCTCCTCGGAGTAGAACGGCAGGCCACCGAGCGGGGTGCAGTTCTCCGGGGTCAGCCCAAAGTGTGTCTCTGAGATCGCGCCGTCGGCCACCAGGCCCCGGAGCCACTCCACGGGCCATTTCCACGGGGAGGGCGTCATGGTCAGCCAGATGTCGCCCCTGCGCTTGCGCACGCGGGCGTCGAGCTCGCCCCAAAGGTGCTCGGGGGGCGGCTCGTCAACCCAGATCCCGTCCAGCGTCGCGCTGGCGTTGCCCATCTCGCCCGCCAGGACCGTCGTAAAGTCCACGCGCGACCACTGCCCCGATCTGTGCTTCAACATGAAGGCGTGCCCGGTCCACTTTTGGCGCGCGGCGTCGTAGTGGCTGCGCTCGTGCAACCTGTCTTTGGGCACGCGCTCCCAGATCTTCCGCGCGATCGGCTTGAGCTGATCCCACGAATAGACCAGCACGCGATAGTCGCCTCGAGGGTGCTCGCGGCCCGTCCACGGGTTGTACCCCGCCATCCGATAGACCAGTTCAGCGGCCCCCACGTCGGTTTTACCGGCTTGGTTGGGGCCCCGCAGCAACTTGTAGCGGGCGGTGGACGCCAGGAAGTCGCGTTGCGGCGGCGTCGGCCTCCAGTAGTCGAGGGGGCGCTGCTCGCGACGGCGCTGGAGCTCGCGAGCGGCCCGCGCCCGTAGCATCAGATCGGCGCGGTCCACTGTCACCCGCTCGCCCGCTCGCCGTCCACGATGGCGCGCAGCTCGTCGTCGCTCATCTCGTGTAGCGGGTCAAGGTCGCGCTGCTTCGGCGGCGTCGTCCAGCCCTGCGACTCGCCCTCCAGCCTGAGCAGGGTAGCGACGGCGGTGAAGCTCTCGCGAGCCAGCGCGCCCCGGCGGGCCTGTCGGATGTCCCAGAGCCAGCGCTCGCGCGTGCCGTCTGCCGGCGGGGCGTCGGCTTCACCCGCGGAGCCGGGGAAGACCACCAGGTGCCCGCCGTCGGCGTCGATCGGCTGGCGCTGCCTCAGCTCGTCGCGCTGCTTCCACCATCTGCGGAGCGTCTGCCGGCTTGTTCCGGTCGATCTGGCGACGCTGCTCCAAGCAGGCACCCCCCGATCGGAGTCGTCGGCGCTGGCCTGTAGCAGATCGAGCACGCTTAGGCGCTCGTCTTGGCTGTAGGCGGCTCTACTCATCTGCATGGCCCTCGTTTTTCAGCGCTGTAGAGAAAAAAGATCGAC